TTATAACGTCACTCCGCCTTTTAGAGGATTCAGCGCGACGGCATTTTGCAGGTAGTCAGGCGCAAGGTGCGCATAGGCCATCGTCTGCTGAATGCTCGCATGTCCCAGAATCTGTTGCAGTGCGATTATATTGCCCCCATTCATCATGAAATGGCTTGCGAATGTATGCCGCAGGATGTGGGTTGCCTGATTGGGTGGTATATCTGGCTTCACTCTGCGTAAAATCCCGCAAAACTTCTCATAATCAACTTTGAATAATTTAGCGCTGGCCTCCTCTTTAACTTTTTTCTCCAGTTCCTCAGAAATCGGCACGGTTCGCTTTTTACCGTTTTTGGTTTTCAGGAAGGTAACCCTGCAATTTGTAATCTGTGCTGGTTTTAGCGTGGCAACTTCCGTCCATCTTCCTCCAGTGCTCAGACATAAAAGTGCGACAAGTAAGTCATCACCATCCAAAACATTTAACAGTTTTTCGATTTCTGCTTTTTCCAGGAACGTCATTTCAGGGTTGGCCTCCGCCAGTGGCGGCAGTCCGTGAATTGGGTGTTGCCCGGAAAATTCATCCAATTGAATTAATTTTGTGAACATGCCGGATAATCGGTACATGTCACGGTTTATCGTTGCGGCACTGATACCATTTCGTAGTCGCATGGAACGATAATCCATCAAAGCTCTTTTGCTCATCCGGCTCACTGGTATATCACCTATGCCGCTGATGGTTTTGAGCAGATGATTAAACTCTTTTGTTCCATGCTCGTGGTTTTGCCCGTGATATTTCCACCAGATGTCCAGCAACTCACTCAAAGTTCTGCGATCTGCTCGCTGACCTGCCCATTCTTTCTGGCTGGCGTAGGCGATTGTGTATCGCTCAAATGCTACAGCCTCAGCTTTTCTTTCAAATTTCCTGCGGATGCGTTTTCCGTCGCGACCGCGAGGTCTAATGTCCACTTCATAGCGTCCATCATCGAGCTTCTTAATTGACATAAGAAAGCCCTCTGACGCTGTATTCACCATCTTGGTAACAAATGGTGAAAATGTAATGTTTATAGAGTGTTAACCAGTCTGTTTTTCGGAGCGGTCTGATTCTGTTGGTTTTTGCCCAATGTGTGCGAGAGCCGGCGCGATCTGACCAGCTTGTGGTGACGTATCACCAGTCATTAACCAGAGCGTATATTTTTTAAATAAAGGCGTATTTGTGACTCGCATAACGATGCTGAGACCAGGGTCTTTATGCCCACTTTCGTAATTTTTGACTGTTCCTAGAGCTATCCCGCTAATTTCGCTGAATTTCGCCTGTGTTAAGCCTTCTGCTTTCCTAATCGCTTTCAGTTTTTCGAATGTCTGCATTTGACAGTAACCTATTGGTGACTTATATTCCCGTCAAAAGGTTGTGTATTGGTGACCTTTTGAGTGTGTTAGCCAGTCCCTAGAAAGGACAGGGGCGACCTAGAAGGGGCTGGATCTAATAAGGGTAACACGAAAGCAAAAAGGGCTAATCAATGGAAGTCAATGACTATGTGATTCAGTACCCGATTGATGCGGTACATACGGTTAAGTTTGCAGAGTTACTTGGTAAGCCAGAAACGGCTGTAGTCAAGATGGTAAAAGAGAATAAATTGCCAGTTATTGAGCTTCGTGATCCAAGTAAGCCGAACGCTCGTGTCGGTGAGAAGTGGGTTTTCATTCCAGAGTTTAATCGCGCTGTACGAGAGGCGTTTTATAACCGACCAGTTGAACAGCGTGATGCATGGCTTTTGTGGATGGGGTTGTGATTATGAGTGAACCGCGTTGTATTGCTCAGTTACTGCGTAACGAAAGCCCCAGGGCGATTGACTTCACCATCACCCACGGTAAGGGGCGTAAGGGAATCATTATCCGCACCAAAAAACAGAGTCCGTTAAAAAAGGCTCTGACCTTTCTGAAAAGCCGGAGGGTCTGGAAATGACAGTGATGACGCTCAATCTCGTCGAAAAACAGCCAGCAGCTATGCGCCGGATAATTGGTAAGCATCTTGCCGTCCCTCGCTGGCAGGATACATGTGATTATTATAATCAGATGATGGAGCGCGAACGGCTAACAGTTTGCTTTCATGCGCAGTTAAAACAACGTCACGCAACGATGCGTTTTGAAGAAATGAACGACGTCGAACGTGAACGGCTGGTTTGTGCAATTGATGAATTGCGTGGGGCATTCTCAAAACGCCGTCAGGTTGGCGCAAGTGAGTATGCATATATTAGTTTTTTAACAGTCAGTCAGCGTCGTACTTTATTTATGCATGCCGGATTGACTGAAAAAGAATTCAATCAGCCATACTGGCGAATTAATGAAGAGTCATGTTACTGGCGTGATGCTTTATTCCGTGCATTACGTGAACTATTCAGTCTGTTTGAGTATGCACCGACAATTCTGACGTCGGTAAAACCAGAGCAATATTTGCATTAAATAATTAACCAGAGTTTTTAACGCACTTAATCGTGCGGGGCTTCTTTTTGCCTGGAGAAAGTCATGCATACAGTTTCTGAAAATCAGTGCGGTAAATACGCATTACTGCTGCAACAGGCCAGAACCGAAGCACAGGCCGACGCTGCGACGCGCTTTTCTTCTCATCTTGACGCCATGATTCGCCATATCACAAAGGCGGAGTTATCCCGCGTGGAGATAGTCGAGCTGCTCAGTCAGGAGTCGGAAAAATTTCACAATATCGGATTGTCTCGCGGGGAGGTGCTTTGATGTCCTGTTCTCATTCAGTTGTATTACTGAATAACGCCTTAAAAATCGCCGTTATGGAAAATGGTGATTTGTCTCTTATTCAACTTTGTCTTGATAAAGAAAAACGCGACATAACTGAATCTGTTATCGCGATTTATCAGAATGAATTAAACCTCCTGTCTGATGTGGTCAATTTACTTGTTAAACGCGCTGTGTTCCACAAGCAAATTTCCTCAGTGGATGAACTGACAAAATTAACGACAGAACTCGCCAGTTATTGCGCTGATGTATCCAGGAAACTTAACGATAAAAGGAGCTGATAATGCCGGACAACGTAGATTTTATTCAGGAACAACAGGCTGAATTACTGGAGCGCCAGATTAACGCGGCAAGGGTAAAACATTGCGGTGTTTCTTCGCTGGTTTGCGAAGAGTGTGATGCGCCAATACCTGCTGCACGGGTTTTATTTCCTCACATCCACTTTTCAGCGTCGCTTATGGCCGCGCATTGAGCGCGTGAATCAGCGCCATGAAATGAACACCGACGCGTCGTTGCTGTTTCTGGCAGAGCGTGACCATTATGCGCGCCTGCCTGGAATGAATGACAAGGAGCTGAAAAAGTTTGCCGCCCGTATCTCATCGCAGCTTTTCATGATGTATGAGGAACTCTGCGATGCATGGGTGGATGCGCATGGCGAAAAAGAATCGCTGTTTACGGATGAGGCGCAGGCTCACCTCTATGGTCATGTTGCTGGCGCTGCACGTGCTTTCAATATTTCCCCTCTCTACTGGAAAAAATACCGTAAAGGACAGATGACCACGAGGCAGGCATATTCTGCCATTGCCCGTCTGTTTAACGATGAGTGGTGGACTCATCAGCTTAAAGGCCAGCGTATGCGCTGGCATGAGGCGTTACTGATTGCTGTCGGGGAGGTCAATAAAGACCGTTCTCCTTATGCCAGTAAACATGCCATTCGTGATGTGCGTGCACGCCGCCAGGCAAATCTGGAATTTCTTAAATCGTGTGATCTCGAAAACAGGGAAACAGGCGAGCGCATCGACCTTATCAGTAAGGTGATGGGCAGTATTTCTAATCCTGAAATTCGCCGGATGGAGCTGATGAACACCATTGCCGGTATTGAGCGTTACGCCGCCGCAGAGGGTGATGTGGGGATGTTTATCACGCTGACCGCGCCGTCAAAGTATCACCCGACACGTCAGGTTGGAAAAGGCGAAAGTAAAACCGTCCAGCTAAATCACGGCTGGAACGATGAGGCATTTAATCCAAAGGATGCGCAGCGTTATCTCTGCCGTATCTGGAGCCTGATGCGCACGGCATTCAAGGATAATGATTTACAGGTCTACGGTTTGCGAGTCGTCGAGCCACACCACGACGGAACGCCGCACTGGCATATGATGTTTTTTTGTAATCCACGCCAGCGTAACCAGATTATCGAAATCATGCGTCGCTATGCGCTCAAAGAGGATGGCGACGAAAGAGGAGCCGCGCGAAACCGTTTTCAGGCAAAACATCTTAATCGGGGCGGTGCTGCGGGGTATATCGCGAAATACATCTCAAAAAATATCGACGGCTATGCACTGGATGGGCAGCTCGATAACGATACCGGCAGACCGCTGAAAGATACTGCCGCGGCTGTTACCGCATGGGCGTCAACGTGGCGCATTCCGCAATTTAAAACGGTTGGCCTGCCGACAATGGGGGCTTACCGTGAACTACGCAAATTGCCTCGCGGCGTCAGCATTGCTGATGAGTTTGACGAGCGCGTCGAGGCTGCACGCGCCGCCGCAGACAGTGGTGATTTTGCGCTGTATATCAGCGCGCAGGGTGGGGCAAATGTCCCGCGCGATTGTCAGACTGTCAGGGTCGCCCGTAGTCCGTCGGATGAAGTTAACGAGTACGAGGAAGAAGTCGAGAGAGTGGTCGGCATTTACGCGCCGCATCTCGGCGCGCGTCATATTCATATCACCAGAACGACGGACTGGCGCATTGTTCCGAAAGTGCCGGTCGTTGAGCCTTTGACTTTAAAAAGCGGCATCGCCGCGCCTCGGAGTCCTGTCAATAACTGTGGAAAGCTCACCAGCGGTGATACTTCGTTACCGGCTCCCACGCCTTCTGAGCACGCCGCAGCAGTGCTTAATCTGGTTGATGACGGTGTTATCGAATGGAATGACCCGGAGGTCGTGAGGGCGCTCAGGGGCGCATTAAAACACGGGCTGAGAACACCAAATCGTCAGCAGAGAAACGGAAGCCCGTTAAAACAGTATGAAATGGCACCATCGGCCAGACTGACCCGGTCGGAACGAATGCAAATTACCCGTATCCGCGTTGACCTCGCTCAGAACGGTATCAGGCCGCAGCGATGGGAGCTTGAGGCGCTGGCGCGTGGGGCGACCGTAAATTATGACGGGAAACATTTTACTTATCAGGTCGCTGATGAGTGGCCGGGATTCTCAACAGTATTAGAGTCAAACTCAGTGAAGCGTTAACTCAATCAATAGGAGTTTATAAGTTAGGCCTCGAGATTTTGTAGAAAGGGATGTATACTGAGCATCGTATAGATTTGGAGTGAATGATGACTGTAAAGGTGATAGACCTTTTTTGTGGTGCTGGCGGATTAACTCATGGTTTACAGCTTGCGGGGCTTGATGTCGTTGCAGGCATAGACCTTGAGGGGGAATGTCGGTTTCCCTATGAAAGAAACAATAAATCTAAGTTTATTGAGCAAGATATCGCTAAAGTAACAAAAGAGGAACTGCTGAGGCTTTATGGTGATGCGTCTGTAAAAGTATTGGCAGGATGCGCACCTTGCCAACCTTTTTCAAAATATACTCAAGGAAAAGATAAGGCTGATGATAAAAAATGGCCTCTTCTTTATGAGTTCGAACGTTTAATTCGCGAAGTATCTCCAGAAATCGTAACAATGGAGAACGTTCCTGATGTAACTAAACATAAAGTTTATAATGATTTTTATAATTCATTGTTAAAGTTGGGCTATTATGTTTGGGCGTCGAAGGTTGATTGTGTCGAATATGGAATCCCACAAAACCGTTCCCGTCATGTATTGTTGGCTTCAAAATTGGGGGCGATTGAGTTAGTAAAACGTGACGATGTTATTTTGAAAACAGTTAGAGATGCAATAGGAAATCTTCCTCCGTTAGAAGATGGCCAAACAGATCCAAATGATATATTACATAGAGCCAGTAAATTAAATCCGATTAATAAAAAAAGAATTATACACTCTGTTCCTGGTGGTACATGGAAGGACTGGCCGAAGGAGCTGATTGCTGCTTGTCATATGAAATCTAGCGGTAAAGGATATGCTAGTGTATATGGGCGCATGTCTTGGGATAAGCCAAGTCCAACAATTACAACTCTTTGTTATGGTTTCGGAAATGGACGTTTTGGACATCCAGAACAGCATAGAGCGATTTCTCTTAGAGAGGCTGCTTTATTGCAAACTTTTCCGATGGATTATATCTTTGTAGAAGACAAAGACAAGTTTGTTATAAGAAGTATTGGGAAAATGATAGGTAATGCTGTTCCTGTGGAACTAGGAAAAGCAATTGGGCAATCAATCAAGAACCATTTAGAATGATAAAATGGCCTGCTTTGCAGGCCTTATTACTATTGTTCTAAATATTCATTATTATTTATATAGTGCTCTATATTATTCGCGATTGCATCAAGATAGGCGATTACTTCTAATGAAATATTCTCTAAGTCCTGATATGAAACATTTTTTCCAATCTCAGCAAATGATACATTGCCATGAGATAAATCATTACGATGTTGTTTGACAGTGGCTAATTTTTCACCATGTTTAGTGTGAGTGTAATCAGAATATGTTGAAAAACCATATATTTTCGATTTTTCTTTGATTTCCTCTCTATCAATATTTCCTGAGAATATTTTCTTTTTGTTGAAAGTGCCATAAGATATACCGCAAGATATACCTTTAGTAAGACGGTTAACTAAACTTTCAATATTTACAGATTCATTTTTTAATCTTTTTAATATTTCTGACCTGATATTTTTCCTGAGTTTGTCAAATTCTACGTTTCTATCATAAATAGTCTCATGAATAAGGCAGATAGCTTCTCTCATTGTTGATTCAATGAGGTTATATAATAGAATATATACTGCCCCCTTTAGAGTTTTTCGTGATTGAGCAGTAATGGAGAACTTATGTTCTTTATCATCAGATGATATCAGTTCTGCACCGGCATACTCAATAAATTTCAAAAGATCTAAATAGGCCAAGATCTCTCCTGACCTTTCGTCAAAATCCTCACGAAAACGATCCATGTTAATCCTCTAATAATTTATCCCGAACATATTCAATTCGTTCAATTACCTTCACGCGACTATTAGCTCCGTCTGAAGTGGTCAATCGTTTGAATTCTTCTGAGCTTAGCCAATCCAAGTTCTTGGGAACAAGGTCAGGGATTTCACGTAATGCAAGTGCTGCGCCAACAGCGAGAGATTCGAATCTAACTCGAGGTGTAGATTTTGCAGTAATAGTTTTCTTGAATCCTGCTGGGAAATAGTTATCAACAAAAGATAGAACATTAGCAAACTCTTGTTTCATTGAGTTTTGTTTAGTTTCGTCTATATCTCGATTTTCTAACATATAGTCATTTAGAAAATCCCGTACGGAATGATCAAAGTTCTTGTACTTATCTAAGTAGGCAAAAAATCTTAATGTAAATTCTAACCGTTCATCTCGTTTTTCTTTAGTCTGAGATAAAGGTGCTAATTCTTTAAATTTAGGTATTGTTGAGCATGGCTTAATAACCTGTGTATATAAATTTGTTGAACCAAGTTCTGATCCTTTACGGACTTCCATATCTTTCAATATATCGCTGCCAGAGTTAATACGTTCAAAAAGATCTCTACGGGTTTCTTCATTGCATTTAGAACTCAATTCTATAACGCGGACAGGAATTCTCATGAAACGACGTTGACGTGATAATGGTAAATCTTGGAATTTGAAACCATTAAGGGCGTCTAAAGATTTCAGATCTTGTAAAACTAATTCATTTTGGATAAAAGCGTGTATAGTCCTAACTCGCTGTGAGCCATCAACAATCTCAATTCGCCCATCTAAATCGGGATCTTCGGAGAGAACATCTGCTGTAAATATATATGGTATAGGAAAACCCAAAATCAAAGACTCTATCAATCTTGATTGTCTTTTTTCACTCCAAACAAAATCCCTTTGATAATCAGGAACAAAGAGTTCGTTAGTATCATCCTCTAATCCGCTATGATACTTATTAACTAATAACTCAACGGTAAATTCTTTGGTCTCAAAATCCACATCCTTTTGCTCAGCACGAATTTGCTCTTCAGCGTTTTGCTTTATCACCTCTAGCTGAGCAAGCAACTCTGCTCTTTTCTTGGCATTATCTTCATTTTCTAGTTGAGATTTTAAATCAATAATGTCCATGTCTAGCTCCCTTAACAAGTGTTAAAAATTGAAGCGGATAGCATACCGCATAGATCATGAAAAATGCCATCATGTGCATGGATTTGCATGCGTCAGAAGTCGCTTTTATTGTTAGTTATCACTAGCGATGGTGTGCTCTTGGAGTGTTCATGCAACTGCATTAAAAATGCCCCATGAAGCGGGCGGGCGAGGCGGGGAAAGCACTGCGCGCTGGCGGTGGTGCTGATTTTATTTTTTCAGCGTCTGAGCGCGTCTTGATGGCGTTTAGATTGTGCGCCGGGGCGTTGGTGTGTCTGCGGGGTGTTTTGTGCGGTGGTGAGCGTGTGAGGGCGTGATGACGGGGTGTAAAAAAGCCGCCCGCAGGCGGCGATGTTCAGCCGTTGTCAGTGTCCAGTGAGTAGTTTTTAAAGCGGATGACCTCCTGGCCGAGCCAGCCGTTTATTTCCCGAATCCTGTCCTGTATCAGCATCAGCCTGATGCTGACCGAGCGCACGCTGGTCAGTGAGGTGGACGGCGCGCTGCATGTGAAGAATATCCCGGAACCTCCGCCGCCGGAGCCGGTCACCCGCCCGATGGAGCTTTATATCAATGGCGAACTGGTGAGTAAGTGGGATGAATGAGTTTAAGCGTTTTGAAGACCGGCTGACCGGACTGATTGAATCGCTGTCACCGTCAGGGCGTCGGCGACTGAGTGCCGAACTGGCGAAGCGCCTGCGGCAGAGTCAGCAGCGTCGGGTGATGGCACAGAAAGCCCCGGACGGCACACCCTACGTGCCACGCCAGCAGCAGAGCGCCAGAAAAAAGACTGGTCGTGTTAAGCGAAAAATGTTTGCGAAACTTATCACCAGTCGTTTTTTGCATATCCGCGCCAGCCCGGAACAGGCATCAATGGAATTTTACGGCGGAAAGTCACCGAAAATCGCCAGTGTGCATCAGTTCGGTCTGTCGGAAGAAAACCGGAAAGACGGTAAGAAAATTGATTATCCGGCGCGTCCCCTGCTCGGCTTTACCGGTGAGGATGTGCAGATGATTGAAGAGATTATTCTGGCGCACCTCGACCGTTAGTTGTGCCATTCCCGACACCTCATCGTCACATTGCCGCCGGTATGACCCGGCGGCATCCTTCCCGTTATGAACACTCTCGCAAATATTCAGGAACTCGCGCGCGCACTGCGCAACATGATCCGCACCGGCCTTGTCGTCGAAACCGACCTTAACGCCGGTCGCTGCCGTGTGCAGACCGGCGGCATGTGCACTGACTGGCTTCAGTGGCTGACCCATCGTGCCGGTCGTTCGCGCACATGGTGGGCACCTTCCGTGGGGGAGCAGGTGCTGATTCTGGCCGTGGGCGGTGAACTCGACACGGCGTTCGTTCTGCCGGGGATTTATTCCGGCGATAACCCCGCGCCGTCTGCGTCGGCGGATGCCCTGCATATCCGTTTCCCTGACGGAGCGGTGATTGAATATGAACCCGAAACCAGTGCACTCACGGTAAGCGGAATTAAAACGGTCAGCGTGACGGCTTCTGATTCTGTTACTGCCACGGTGCCGGTGGTCATGGTGAAAGCATCAACCCGCGTCACCCTGGACACACCGGAGGTGGTCTGCACCAACAGGCTGATTACCGGCACGCTGGAAGTGCAGAAGGGCGGGACGATGCGCGGCAACATTGAACACACCGGCGGTGAACTCTCATCAAACGGTAAGGTACTGCATACCCACAAACACCCAGGAGACAGCGGCGGCACAACCGGGAGTCCTCTATGACAGCACGTTATCTCGGAATGAATCGCAGTGATGGCCTGACTGTCACTGACCTTGAGCATATCAGCCAGAGTATCGGCGATATCCTGCGCACACCGGTCGGCTCACGGGTGATGCGTCGTGATTACGGCTCGTTGCTGGCATCAATGATTGACCAGCCGCAGACCCAGGCGCTTGAGTTGCAGATTAAGGTCGCCTGTTACATGGCGGTGCTGAAATGGGAACCCCGCGTCACCCTGTCATCCGTCACTACGGCGCGCAGTTTTGACGGGCGAATGACGGTCACGTTAACCGGCCAGCACAACGACACCGGCCAGCCACTTTCGTTAACCATCCCTGTGAGTTGAAACCATGCCGATTATCGACCTGAACCAGCTACCCGCACCGGATGTGGTCGAGGAGCTGGACTTTGAAACCATTCTCGCCGAACGCAAGGCGACACTGATTTCCCTTTATATCAGCGCATGGGGCTGTAAGACCATTTCCGAGGTGAAAGCCTACCGCCAGAATTTCAGCCAGCGTGAGCTGATGGTCATCTGGCCGGATTACCATCCGCGCCCGGAGTGCAGATTTTCGCGGGACGCTCAATTCCCGCCGGGAAGGCTCCTGGCATGACACCACACTCGGTGCGATTGTTGAGGCGATAGCCTCCCGTAACAGGCTGGAGGCCAGTGTCGCTCCGTCACTGGCCGGAATTAAAATCCCGCACATCGACCAGTCGCAGGAGTCCGATGCGAAATTCCTGACCCGTCTTGCTGAACGCAACGGCGGTGAGGTGTCGGTAAAAATGGGAAAATTGTTGTTTCTCAAAGCGGGGCAGGGGGTGACGGCCAGTGGTAAAAAAATCCCGCAGGTCACCATAACCCGCAGCGACGGCGACCGCCATCATTTTGCGATTGCTGACCGTGGAGCCTATACCGGCGTAACGGCAAAGTGGTTACACACCAAAGACCCGAAGCCACAAAAGCAGAAGGTAAAACTGAAACGCAAAAAGAAAGAGAAACACCTGCGCGCACTGGAGCACCCGAAAGCGAAACCGGTCACGCAGAAGAAAGCGCCAAAAGTACCGGAAGCGCGCGAAGGTGAATACATGGCAGGTGAGGCTGACAACGTTTTTGCCCTGACCACGGTATATGCCACGAAAGCGCAGGCCATGCGCGCCGCTCAGGCGAAGTGGGATAAGCTGCAACGGGGCGTTGCGGAGTTCTCCATCAGTCTGGCTACTGGTCGGGCAGATATTTACACGGAAACGCCGGTCAAAGTATCAGGCTTTAAGCGCGTCATAGACGAGCAGGACTGGACAATCACTAAGGTGACACATTTTCTGAATAATAGCGGCTTCACGACGTCCCTGGAGCTTGAGGTCAGGCTTTCTGATGTGGAGTACGAAACAGAAGATGATGAGTGATGTTTTTATTTTATCTGTTTGTTTTATAAGGATAAATTAACTAAAATGGCACCATCAACAAAACCGGAAGAGGTGCTCGCGATGTTTCATTGTCCTTTATGCCAGCATGCCGCACATGCGCGTACAAGTCGCTATATCACTGACACGACAAAAGAGCGTTATCACCAGTGTCAGAACGTGAATTGCAGCGCCACGTTCATCACTTATGAGTCGGTACAGCGATACATCGTGAAGCCGGGAGAAGTCCACGCCGTGAGGCCGCACCCGTTGCCGTCAGGGCAGCAAATTATGTGGATGTGA